TTAGCTCCTGCGATACTAGTCTTCATTCCGGGTATGAGAGAATATGTGCAAAGTGGTTTTGAGGTACTAGCAACTTTGCCTGATTGGTATCAGTATCTATTGTATATAGCCATATCTGCATCTTTTGGAATCAAAGGTGTAGGTCAAGCTGCAAAGATGTTAAGGAAAAAGTAATGAATTTAATAAAACTACAAGATGAATTAGCAAATGACGAGGGTATTAAATATGAATTGTACTATTGCTCAGAAAATCATTTGACCGGGGGCATTGGGCATCTTATCACAGAATGGGATACAGATTACTACGGCAAACCTATAGGATATCCTGTACCAAATGAGCAAGTTAATGATTGGTTTGAGAAAGATATAGACGTTACAATAAGTGATTGTAAAATTATTTTTGAAGAGTTTGATTCTTTGCCTGAAGAAGCACAACTAGTAATTGCAAATATGTGTTTTCAATTAGGAAGACCAAGGCTATCTAAATTTAAGAAATTTATTGCAGCAGTTAAAGAACAAGATTGGGAACTTGCAGCAGATGAAATGAAAAACAGCAGATGGTATAATCAAACAACTGCGAGAGCAGAGAGATTAATATCTCGCATACAAACATTAGGAGTACCAGTATAATGGCAGCATCTGATAATAAAATGATTGAGGCTATAGCTAAGATGTATCCAAAGCTTAAAAAAAGCCAAATCACTAATTTTGTAAAAAAGAAAAAGAAAAAACCTGTAACTGTAGCAAGTATTACAAAAGTTAAAGTAGGTGTAATACCTGTTAAGAAAAAGAAAAAAACAAAGAAGAAAGTATAATGGCAAAAGAACTAACAGAAAAGCAACGTAAATTTTTAGATGTGCTCTTTGATGAGGCAAATGGGGATGTTACACAGGCGAAACTACTTGCAGGCTATGCACCTACCAGTTCTACGTCTGATATCGTCAGAGGCATAAAAGAGGAGGTTCTAGAGGCTACTCAAATGTTTATGGCACGTAACGCACCTAAAGCAGCAGTTGCAATGGTTAGTGGTATCAATGATCCTACAGAGCTAGGAATCAGAGACAAGATGACAGCAGCAAAAGAATTACTTGACAGAACAGGTCTAGTGAAGACAGAGAAGATGCAAGTAGAATCTACAGGTGGTGTTATGCTTATGCCTATGAAAAATGTACAAACAGAAGATGAATAATAGAAGTATAGGAACTTGGGAATTACCCCAACCAACAGATTTAAAAGAAGATGATGAGTGGATTAAAATACCACGTATAGCTAGAACAGTACCGTTTGGCTACATCCAAGATGAACAAGACCCTGAAACCCTTAATCCTATAAAAGATGAACTAGATAAATTAGAAATGGCTAGAAATTATGTTAAGCAATATTCCTATAGACAAGTAGCTAATTGGCTAACAACACAAACAGGAAGATACATTTCTCATGTAGGACTAAGAAAAAGGTTAAAGAATGAGCAAAGACGTAAGAACCAAGCTAGAAGCCTACGCAAGTGGGCAGAGTATGCAGAAGCGGCGATCTCCAAGGCGAAAGAAATTGAAGAAGAAAGAACAGGTGCAAAAGCCTATTCTTGAGTCTAAAGTCCAAGAGGTTGAAGATATAGAAGAATTACCCATTGAGCAAACGCACAATGTTATATTTAAACCAAATGAAGGACCTCAGACAGAATTTTTAGCAGCTGGAGAACGAGAAGTGCTTTATGGTGGAAGTGCTGGTGGTGGCAAAAGTTATGCCATGTTAGCAGACCCATTAAGATATATGAGTCATCCATCATTTAGTGGTCTGTTATTAAGACACACAACTGAAGAATTAAGAGAATTGATATTTAAATCTCAAGAGTTATATCCAAAGATATATCCGGGAATTAAATGGTCAGAAAGAAAAATGCAATGGGTAGCACCATCAGGTGCAAGGTTGTGGATGTCTTATTTAGATAGAGACGATGATGTATTAAGATATCAAGGTTTAGCATTTAGTTGGATAGGCTTTGATGAATTAACACAATGGGCAACACCATACGCATGGAATTATATGCGTTCTAGATTGAGGTCAGTAGCACAGGACTTACCAATATTTATGAGAGCAACAACAAACCCGGGAGGTAGAGGTCATCACTGGGTTAAAAAAATGTTTATAGACCCAGCTCCATATGGAAACTCGTTTGATGCTACAGATATTGAAACAACAGAGGTGCTTAGATACCCAGCAGGACATGCAAAGGCTGGTAAACCTTTATTTAAAAGGAGATTTATCCCTGCAAGATTATCAGACAATCCTTACCTTGCAGAGCAAGGGGATTACGAGGCAATGTTATTATCATTACCTGAACAACAAAGAAGGCAATTACTTGATGGCGATTGGGATATTAAGGAAGGTGCTGCATTTACTGAGTTTGATAGGAATATTCACGTTGTTGAGCCTTTTCCTATACCAAGTAATTGGGTTAAGTTTAGAGCATGTGATTATGGTTATGGCAGTAAGTCTGGTGTTTTGTGGTTCGCTGTATCACCTTCTGAACAAATCATTGTCTACAGAGAGCTCTATGTTAGCAAAGTCCTTGCCACAGATTTGGCAGATATGATATTAGAGCTAGAAGAGAACGATGGTGGCATGAGATACGGAGTATTAGATAGCTCTTTATGGCATAAACGTGGAGATACAGGACCTTCATTGGCAGAACAGATGATACAAAGAGGGTGTAGATGGAGACCATCAGACAGAAGTAAAGGTAGTCGTGTAGCAGGTAAAAACGAGATACATAGACGTTTGCAAGTAGATGAGTTTACAGAAGAGCCAAGACTGGTCTTTTTTAATAACTGCACTAATATAACTGCACAATTGCCATCTTTGCCTATTGATAAGAAGAATCCTGAAGATATTGACACATTATCAGAAGATCACTTGTATGATGCATTAAGATATGGTATAATGTCAAGACCACGGTTTAGCTTATTTGACTATGACCCAAGAGGTGTTCCAACACACTCTATGCCAGTAGCAGATGCTACATTTGGATATTAAGGATATAACATGGATGAAAATGAAGAAATAATAGTAGAAAGTGAAGCAGTATCCCTAGAAGATTCTGAAGACACAAATACTACTGATGTAAATACCACAAACATAATACCATTTGTTATGGAAAGATATTACCGTGCAGAAGATTACAGAGAACTAGATGAACAGAGATGGCTAAGAGCCTACAGAAATTATAGAGGTTTATATGGCTCAGATGTACAATTTACTGAAGCTGAAAAATCTCGTGTATTTATTAAAGTAACAAAGACAAAAACATTAGCAGCCTATGGGCAAATTGTTGATGTTTTATTTGCTAACAATAGATTTCCGTTGAGTGTAGACCCTACGGAACTACCAGAAGGAGTAGTAAAAGATGTTAGTTTTGATCCTAAAGAACCTGAAGAATTACGTGACAGCCTTCGTGGAAGCACTAGTTTATCAACCTCACCTTATGGCTTTAAAGGAGATGGTAAAGACTTACCTAAAGGTGCTACTGCAAAAACTTTGGAAAGTATGCTTGGTCCTTTGGAAGACAAGCTTAAAGATGTTGAAAACCTTAAAGCAGAAGCTGGTAAAACTGCCACAGCAGTTACGTTTAGTCCTGCGATGGTTGCGGCAAAAAATATGGAAAAGAAAATCCACGACCAATTAGAAGAGTCTGGAGCGAGTAAACATTTACGTAGCACAGCCTTTGAGATGGCATTGTTTGGAACAGGTGTTATGAAAGGACCTTTTGCTGTTGACAAAGAATATCCTAGTTGGGATGAAGAAGGCGAATATGATCCTACATTAAAAACTGTGCCACAAGTATCTCATGTATCTGTTTGGAACTTTTATCCAGACCCTGATGCAAACAATATGGATGAAGCACAATACGTGATTGAAAGACATAAGATGTCACGTTCTCAGTTAAGAGCTTTAAAAAAGAGACCTCACTTTAGAGGTGAAGTTATAGAAGCTGCTATAGCTGAAGGTGAAAACTATACAAAAGAGTCATGGGAAGATGATTTATCTGACTATGCTCCTGAACATGGTATAGAAAGATTTGAAGTTCTTGAGTATTGGGGTATGTGTGATACTGCAATGTTATTAGATCAAGAGGTAGAGATACCAAAAGAATTAGAGAAGTTAGACGAGTTACAAGTTAATGTATGGATATGCAATGGCAAATTACTAAGAATGGTTCTTAATCCTTTCAAGCCATCAACAATCCCATACATGGCTGCACCATATGAATTGAATCCATATTCATTCTTTGGTGTAGGTATTGCTGAAAACATGGATGATACTCAAACTCTTATGAATGGTTTTATGAGAATGTCAGTGGACAACGCAGTATTATCAGGTAATCTACTCATAGAGGTAGATGAAACAAACTTAGTTCCGGGTCAAGACTTATCTGTATATCCGGGAAAAGTATTTAGAAGACAAGGTGGAGCACCGGGTCAAGCTATATTTGGCACTAAGTTTCCAAATGTGTCACAAGAAAATTTACAACTGTTTGACAAAGCTAGACAACTAGCAGATGAAAGTACAGGACTGCCATCATTTGCACATGGACAAACGGGTGTATCAGGAGTAGGTAGAACTGCTAGTGGTATATCAATGCTTATGAATGCAGCAAGTGGTAGCATAAAAACTGTTATTAAAAACGTAGATGATTATTTACTTAAACCTTTAGGTGAAGGATTATTTAGATTTAATATGCAGTTTGATTATGATAAAAATATAAAAGGTGACTTAGAGGTTAAGGCACGTGGAACAGAAAGTCTAATGGCTAATGAAGTTAGAAGTCAAAGACTTATGCAGTTCTTACAAGTAGCATCTAATCCTGTTCTTGCACCTTTTGCTAAGTTTCAGTATGTTATCCGAGAGATAGCAAAAGCTATGGACTTAGACCCAGACAAAGTTACAAACAACATGGATGAAGCCTCTTTACAAGCAGAGCTTATGAAACAATTCCAAGCACCCCTAGACAATCAGCAACAGCAACAACCACCTGCGGGTACAGACCCTATGGACCCCACGGGGGCAGGAGGAGCAACTATTGGCACTGGAGTAGCACCAACTCCGGGTGAGCAAGGATTTACAGGAAGACCTCAAGATGGACAACAACAGCAACAACAACAGCAATCAACAGCAAATACTCAGCAGCCTCAAGCCGCTGGTCAACAACCTCAAGCTCCTGAACAGCTTCAGTGATTACGTTGATTACCTAATAGCACAACAACATAAGCTATTAGAACAAACAGATAATACTATTACAATGCATAGAGCACAAGGTGCTGTTGCATTATTACGCAGACTAAAAAGACTTAGGGATGAAGTAAACTCAAACAATGGCTGATTTAAGTGAACAAATGACAAGCTTACTTGAGAAAGAAGAATTGCCTTATGCAGATGATGCAACGGCTGCTACCTCACGAATTAGAGGGATGCCTAAAAATAAAAAGTTTTTTCCTGAAGAATCTATAAATTTATTAGAGTCTTATAAGCCTGAAATACGTGAACAAAGACAAGCTGAAACAAAAGCTGAAAATGTAGAAAAAATGAAATCTGTTGGAACGGGATTACTTACAGGTTTTGCAGGTTTGCCTTCTGATGTAATAGAAGGTGTTAATTTTGTAAATGATTTTTTAGCTGAAAAGGGTAGTCCTAAAGCACTGCTATTTAAAGATGCTATAAATGAAATGAGAAAAAACTATGGCAGAGAAGCTTTTGATAAAAAATTTACTGAAATTACAGGCATAAAATCTGATGGCACAAACACTGCTCAAATTATGGGTGAGATATTATCTCCTGCAGGTGCTTTTGTTGCAACAGCAAAGGGTGTGGTAAAAGCTAGTGAGGGTGCTACTAAATTATATAAATTTTTACAAGATAATTTTGAGTTGCAAACAAAATTACTTAGGGGTGATGTTCCTCCGGGAACTGGTGGTGTTGCTCAAGTAGCTGATGGACCTACGGTATCTACTGCTACTGTGGGTGGACAAATGAGTGACTTGATAGAAAAAAATAAAGATATTATTAAAGCTGGTGTAGATACAGCAAAAGGAACTAAAACAGTAGATAGTGGTGATCCTAATAGACCTATTATAAATTTAAGTGAAATAGGAATAAAAACTCCTGATGGTTTTGCAGCATCCAAAACATATGAAAAACTTGAAGCAGATGCTATGGGTGGTGTTTATAGTGAAGAAAGATATAAAAATTTATCTCTTAGTGAAAAAGATAGACTATACCAAGAAACAGGTGTTTACAGAGGGCAAGATGGTCAATTAAGATACAAAATACCTACTGCTGACTTTCAATTTAATGAAGGATATTTAAAAGAACTTGGTGTCATAGAAGGTGGTTTTAATTCTAAGAATATACCTGATGAAGGAATTACCCTAGAACAAATGTTAAATGCTAAAGATTTATATAGAAACTATGCAAATCCTGCAGCTAATGGTGAGTATGGATTATTAAAAGATATTAAAATTAAAAATTTTAATTCTTATATAAAAGAAAAAAAATTAGAGCCTAGCGAGGCAATGACTCAACTTGAAGGAACTCAAGCTATATATAGTAGACACGAGGGAAAAGAAACAATTTATGTTAGAGGTGGTTTAAAGTCTACTGTAAGAAATGACCTTTTACACGAAATTCAACATGCTATTCAACACAGAGAGGGGTTTAATGCAGGTAGTTCTCCAAATAGATTTTTATTGGATACAAGCACAGAGTTTGGTAAAACTTACAAAGGATTATTACAAAATGTGTATACCGGAAGAAAGAATGCACTCTCTAAATTTGAGCAGTTTATAGTAGGGGGTAAGCAACCAAATAGAAACTTTTTAAAAGATAAAGATTTGTTTGAATCTGTCACAGATAAATTAGTAAAAAGAGAATATGATACATTACTTAAAAATTATAGTAAACGTGATTCAAGTGGTTACTTTGTTGAGTTGCCTGCAGGTATTAGATATTTGCAAACAAGAAATATGTTAGTAGACCCTCCCATAATTATTAGAGGCGAGTCCAAGCCTCGTCTTTACAAAGATTATGGAGGAACAATGAGTGTTAAATTTAATGAAAATGAAAGATACTTAGCTAACTTACTTGCAGACAATCCAAGTTTTCAAGATTATATAAGAAAACGTATTTTATTAGAGCACACAACTAGAAATATAAAGTTGATGGAATCTAATGCACATAAAGAATATATAAAAGTTCCCGGTGAAGTACAAGCTAGAAAAATAGTAGAAGATGAGGACAGGTACAAAAATATAATGAAGCAGTTGGAAGAGAGAGGCGAAAAAATTCCAACTGATCCCAAAGAAAGAGATATACTTATTAACAGAATATTTAGACAAATGAAACCAAGTGAAAAAGGTGTACTACAAGGACAAGGTGTAAAAGTAGATTCTAGTGGTGACACTACTAGTCCTATAGACGGTGATGAAATGTCTGTTATTAACTTTCCTACAACACCTAGAGATAGAATAAAAGCTAAAAGAAAATTTGATTCACAAAAGAGAAAAAAGATACAAGTGGAAAATGCTCGTGTATCAGACGAACAAATGAAGCTACAACAAATGAAAATAGCAGAAGCTCATGCTCCTTTGGTTAAACTAATAGGAGCAGAAGAGACTAGCAAAATTTTGAATAATAAGGGTGTTTATGATATTGTTAGGTACATGGATGGAAATGTTATGCCGGAAAATAGTTTAGTTTTAAAAAACTTATCAGAAAGATATGAGCAGGAAACAATAAGTAAACTCCAACCTAATGTTACGTGGACAAGTCTACCAAATGCATATAAACAAAAACCTTTTAAAAAATATAATGATGGCGATTTTTTAAGAAATGCAGATGGTGAAACTAAAAAAATTGAGTTAACTAGTTTCTTACCTGTAAAAGATAAAAAGTTACATAAAAATCCTAATGTAGTTAATGTGCATAAAGAATATTATGTAGAACCTACATATATTTTTACTGATGGTAGTTATGCTAGACTTACTGACCTTGAAGAGGCTGGTTTTAAAAAAATAGGAAAACCTAATTTATCCATAATAGAAGGGAAACAATAATATGTTAAAACAACAAATGGAAATGTTTGAAGATGGTGGACTCAAAGATGAGGGTAACACAGTAGATCCTGTATCAGGTAATGATGTTCCTCCGGGTTCAACACAAGAAGAAGTACGTGATGATATACCTGCACAATTAAGTGAAGGTGAGTTTGTATTTCCTGCGGATGTAGTTAGATATATTGGTCTAGAGAAACTTATGCAAATGAGACAAGAGGCTAAACAAGGTCTTAAAATGATGGAAGAAATGGGTCAAATGGGTAATAGCGAAGAGGCTACAATGCCTGATGATTTACCTTTTGACATGACAGACCTTGACATAGATGATGAAGAAGAGTATAATAGTGATGAAAAAGAAATGGCAGAGGGTGGAGTAGTTCATGCAGCCACAGGTTTTGCTGGAACAACAACAGCTACTCAACAGTTAGGAAGTAGAGCATCTAACTTTGGCAATACAGCAACTAGAACACAGCCTACTAAAAAATATACACCACCACCAATACCGACTGCAGCACCTAAAGGTGGATTTAAGTATGGCTCACAATCAGCCGACAAAAAAGGTAAGTTGCAATTTGGTAATCTATTTAAAGATGCTGGTGGAGCAGATGAGTATAGAACTTACGTGAATGATGCCGGTGCAGAAATACAAGTTCCATTTAAAAATGGTAAAGTTATGACTGGATTTACAGTGCCTGAAGGATATAAAC